AGGACTTCTTACGTTTATCTTAGTTGCCAATAGTACTACTTCTTAAAAATTCTTCTAAATCTAATCTATATGCTTTTACCATATCTTCTGGTAGTTTATTAAATGCTTGTTCAAAACTCTTAGTAAAGAAGTTACTGGGTTTCAATCCCCTATAATAGATATTTTTTGCAATAATATAACCTAAACTTTTATAATTACCTTTCGTATATCTACCCTTACTATCTCTGAATCTTACCCTTTTAGCTTTTGCCCAAACACTCATTCTTTTTGCAAATACATCAAATGTGCCTTTATAATTACCACTTCCAAATCTAAATGGTGAATTAGGTGCTTGTTGTCCTGTAATCTTAGCATTTGGAGATACTTTACTTGGGTTTTTACCTTTTACACCTTTGTCTTGAAACATACCATAATCTTCCATAATAAATTGTAGTATAAACATATTTGTTGCTACTGATAATTTATAGTCTAAACTATTGTATAATTTTTTATTAAATTGTTTTTTACCTTTTGTAAGTCGTGTTCTAGATTGTTGTATTACACGCTTTGCAAATTTGTCTAATATTTCTTCAGTATTGTTCAACATAAGTACAAGTCGTTGTGTATTGTTAAATCAAATGTAGATGCCCAACCACCAAGTTGGTTTTCAAATCTATCATAAAAAGGTTCACAACTTGGTGTACCTAACAATTGATATTTGTCAAAGTATGGTGTGCCTTGTCTTAGCAATCCAAACAATCTATTCTGTACAGCTAATTGTGTGTTGAGTACATCTTGCTCATTGTTGTTTCCTACAAATATGTCTGTTACTTCGCTTTTGCTTAAATCTATAATATCCATTGAAAGTATTGTAATGTTGAATGTAAGTATTTGTTCTGCTATTGTAACATTGTTTATTATGATGTGTGTCAAAGGGAATATTGTTTGTTTAGATAAATCTATTTCTGTCAAATCACCTGTGGTTACTGTGTTTACATTCTCATCTAACAAGAGTGTATCTTTAAGTGTTTGTGTTACTAAGTAATATGCTCTTACACCTTGATTAGCCATTTCTTCTAATTCTTTTCGTTTCTATTTCGTTTTTCTCTTTCATAAATTCTAAAGCATATAGACATTCGTGTACGTTTAATTTAGTGATATCTTTAAATCGTGTAATATCTCCGTTAGCGAGTCCAAATACTGATTGATACCAACCCCATTTTTGTCCAAAGGTTGCAGCTCTGGAAAGGTCATCCCCTGTCTGTGTGTAGAGTGAATCATAACTTGACATAACTCCTTCCCTAAATTGTAAAAAAAAAGTATAGAACTCATAACTACGGATAACGGCATTTCCTTGTATTTAAGAGCGTTTCTCGGTTCGTATGGTACTATATTATATTTATCAGAATATCTGCCCTGTATCGGTCTGTAAAGCACAGCCATTGCTTTCTCTATGTTATCCCAATCACCCAAAAAAGTATCTATGTCTATATATTCACCAAAAGTCATCTCATCAAGATTGGGTATAAATCCATATTCTTTTTTACCAAGTTTGAATCTTTGTATAAGTGTAGGTGATTCTTTAAACATCAAAGAAATCTTTTCTACAATTCTGCTTACATCTGATGCTTTGATATATCTTGCTACTTTGTCTGATACATTACAAAAAATTGAAATCATCTTTAGTGCAAGTTGATTGTCTGTTAAATCTTCAGGTAGCTTTAAGTACTCTTGGTATTGTCCTAAAGTTATATCGCTTAATGATGTAGGTACTTTCAATTCATACTTCATAATAATATAACGTATAAATCAAATGTTTTTAGAAACAAAAAATCCTACCGAAGTAGGACTTTAAGTTGATACTTATTTTATCTTGAGAAAATCTCTCTTGATTACTTGTTCGTATTCTTTACTAAAAACAAAATCAAAGTATTCTTTTTTAGTAATTGCATTCCCTGTCAAAGGGTGTATATAGTTTTTTTCCATATTAATTAATTTTAAAGTTCAAGTAAATATACACAATTTTTAATAACTACAGAAACCACTATCACATTCATTAAAATCATCTTCAAATAAATCAACTTGCAAATCCCATTCTAAGATTTCATTGTAAGACAAATTTTTGTTTTTGTACCAAACATCTTTTTTATGTTTTTTTCTTTCTTGTTCTGCAAACCATTTTATTTTATCTGGATGTTTATCCCACATTTTTCTAATAAGTAAAGGGTTTTTATGGAAGCACCCTACGCAATTATTCATCCAAGCAAATCTTACAGTTTTATCTTTCCAGTATGTTTCAATCATATCTTTATAAATATTATCTTTTATTAATGGAAATATTGGCTTTTGCCATTCTATCATATCCCACTTATTTCTTGTACCCCTTTTACCAACTATAGCTTTCATTTCTAAAAAACCTTTTTTGTTTGTTTTTTCTAAAGTCCTTTTTGCTCTTTTTGTTTCATTAGCTCTAAAACCTAGTGCAAACTCGCAAGGTATATTTATCTTTTTTCTCCACCACTCAAATAAAGGTTCTATTTTCATTTGTGTTGTACAATATCTTCTTAATGGGTCTGGTAAAGTTCCTGCTGTGTTTAACACATCTTCAAATGTTTTACCAGTTACCCAAGTTATTTTTTTACCTATATATTGCTCTAAGTCAAGCATTGTATAAATTATTGTATCATCTTCTGGTGTTGCTATAAATGGAGCTTGTATTCTATCTTCTACTTCTTGTCTAATTTTTTTATCAGGAAATATACATCTATTGTCTTTTATACGAACCAAAGCAAATACATTGTAATCTGCATAGTAATTAGCAGCTATATAGCTTGATGTCTTACCACCAGATAAACAATTTACCCTTTTCAATGTATATAGTATTTACCGAAGTTAGGTTTGGATAGTATGGAGTAAACACTATAACGAGCTGCATCAGTTGTGTGGTTGTTTGCATCTTCTGGTATGTTTGTAACTCTACCTGCTCTATCTTCTTTCCATTTGTAACTTCTAAATTCTTTTATCATATTCTCACTATCTTTTGTGATGTGTAGTTTGTATCTTTTTAGTAAGTCAATACCTGCAAGTACTGAATTACTACCTTTGTAAGATTTTAAAACTTTGTGTCCGTATCTTCTAAGTTGTTCTATGATTTCTGGTCTAGCTGAATCTGCATATATCATACCTTGCAAATCTACACCTTTTAGATATTGGTGTATATCTTCTGTTGTCATTTTCTGTCTGTACAATAATTCTTTAAAATATAAGTTGTGTTCTTTCTTGTAAGTAGCAACAAGAGTTGTAGGATGATTAAAACCAAAATCCATACCAAGAGATACTAAAAAAGCATCTTCAGGTATTGTTTCACACTCTGTGTATTTAAATATAGTTGCTTTGCTTGTAGCTCTTCTACCAAGTCCGTATATTGTCCAGTACGTTTCATCTGTTTCTCTTAGTAGTTCTATTTCTTTTCTTATGCTCTCATCTATAAAAGGATTGTCTAAATAAGTTGTGTAGTGTATCTCTACATCATCTCTTTGTTCTAACTTATCCCATATCCAATGGAACTCATCAGAAGGGTTTAAATCACCTATCACTTTCTCTGATGTTCTAAATAGTAATTGATTCATATCTTCATAGGTAAGATTGTTCATCTCGTTGCAAAATAGTAAATCTCTTTTTCTTCCCCTTACTTTCTGTGGTTGGTCTAAAGATATAAACTCTATAAGGTTGCTATCTAGCTTGTACTCGTGGTTGCTTTTGTTGTGTTTCTCTTCATTATACAAATCTAGCTTGTTGAGTATCTCTAAGAAATCTCGCATAACTGTAGCTCTAAGTGCTGGGAATGTTTTTCTACAAATAGTTATTATTTTATTCTCGTTGTGCTGACAATAGTGCAATATAATCCAAAGCAAGATGTTGTATGTCTTACCACTTCTTGTACCACCTACTTCTAATGTTATTTTCTTATTGGAATGTAGTAAGTGTTTATATACTTTATTGACTTGAAGAGTTGTCAATTATTTCTACTTTAAAACTTTTCTTTTTGGTGTCGTGTTTTATTTCACGCTTTGTACCATTTAGTCTGTGAGCTTCATCATCATC